CCGAAAGTATTCAAACTCTATATGACCTTATTTGGGTTATATAGAGTGTTATCATTCCCTGGGAAACTTAAATGGCTTACTATAATTGAGCCAGGAACATCGCAGAGTTATCTGCCCATGTTCTCCGAGTTCCTTACAGTGTTTTTTAAAATTATAAAAACACATGTTAGAACTGGATTACTGATTTCCAATTTAGGTGACCCATTAGGAATGATGAAAAAGCTTAAGGCAATCCCTTTTATTATATCAAAAGGATCGCCTTCCTTATCAAAGCAAGATAAGGATTCCGAGTCGTCATTGAGTACCTCTCCTGCCGGTATCTTATGATCAGTTAAGGTATGAAATAATCCAGAAAATTCTGAGATTTTACAATACCTTATTAACTGATGTAAGATGACGGGTAACATTTGAGTAATCAATCGATTACAAGAATGGAACCGCCTTATACCAACTAGTATCCTAGAAAAGGATACTAAGGCAGGAACTCTAGGGAAATTGGGGACAAAAGAAGAAGCGGCGGGAAAAATCAGAGTATTTGCCATGGTTGATCCATGGACTCAGTGATTAATGGAACCTTTATATAAGGCCATTGCTGAGTTACTCAGACAGATCCCGCAAGATGGAACAGAAAATCAAGTCGGACCACTTGACCTCATATGGAAAAGGAAGCCACAAGGTCCGTTCTTTTGCTTTGACCTTTCGGCAGCAACAGATAGACTTCCTTTACGCTTCCAACAAGCCATGTTATCTAGATTACTAGGTTCATGAGCCGCCACTATTTGAGGCGTCTTACTTGTTGGGCGACCGTACTTATTAAAGACGGAAGGACAGACTCATAAATTATATTATGAAGCCGGTCAGCCCATGGGAGCCAAAAGCTCCTTCCATATGATGGCTTTCTTCCATCATGCCATTGTGCAATTTGCATTTTTCCGTGTATGTATGGCTTCAAACACGGAAGCTTCATGATTCGAAGATTACTGTATCGTTGGTGATGATGTAATAATCGCCGATGAAGCAGTAGCCGAAATGTATTTACAGATCATGAGAGAGTTAGGTGTAGGTGTTGGAATACACAAATCCCTAATTTCATCGATGAAGGGTAGACTCGTTACCGAGTTTATCAAAAAGACATGGTATTCTCCGAAGAAGGGGATTATCCATGACGTTTCAGCGATGCCAATCTCTGAATGATGAGTAGCAAGACAGATGCTTTCAGCATCGGTCGAGTTTGCTCGTAAATACAAGCTCTCTATATCCCAATTCCTAACATTATGAGGTGTAGGATATAGAAGCAAGGCACGTCTAAATGCAAATCTCCAAACCCAAGGAGCACGAGTACGAGGACGTATCTTGGCTTATTTTTCGCCTTTAGGAGTACAGGTCAACTCATTTTCAAAATGAGTTAGCCTTAAAGCTACTAAAGCAGTCTATAAGACAACATTGAAGAAACAGACTCTCCTTATAGAATCCCTAATTAAAGGTGATCTTCAGTTGATCTTAGATAAATGAGACCGTCAATCATTTAAAGATCTTCTGAAAACTATAAAAGATTTCGTTACGGTTAAACGAGATCGAGAGTACTACGGGACTTCACCAAGACGCTCTGATAGAATTAATGATTTTTTAGATCTTAATACCTATAAGAACGATATCAAATACGGATTTAAACGCTTCGTCACTCTAAATGAGAGTGGTACGGGATTGAATTACAATATTGAATTCACCTCGAAAGCCGAAGTTATAAATCATATGAAGATAGTTGATAGAACCCAATATGTACTAGATCAACTTGTTGAGCTAGTCTACAGAGAGGGTTTCTTGGATGTTATCATAGACTTCCGAAATTTAAGAGAAGAAATCGAAGCCCTTATGGAAACTGATTTTTCTACTTCTGAAATGAAGATTTCAGAGTTGATCCAGTTATCTGATGATCTTTTCCTAAAGGTTCTTAACCTTGAGAGAAGATTTTCAGAACTTCCTCTTCCTACTCGAATTTTTAAAAGAGTAGAAGAGGCGGTCACGATACGTGAACCACAACTGGTAAAACGTTGAGATAAATACTCACGTTTATTCAGATCTACAAAGGCTTAGATTTCCCAAGAATCAGGGAAGCAGGGGAAAGAAAACAATTAGCAGTATTATTACATACTTAATAGATCATTATAACTAACCGATGTATCGGTAATGATCTATTAAGAGATGGATAATCAGGCAAGAAGGCAGGAACGGAATGGAACGGTTGTACTCTAGGATTTATTCTCCGAGTTCTTTAAGAGTCCGAGGCAGTAAGAAAATCGATTAAAAATTCGTCTTACTATTCAATCTCATAACTTAAATGCTTAAAGATAGGATATCCTAATAATCATACACTAAGGGTGGAAGCCTGTAACTTATGATTAGCCCTGAAGAGGGACAAGTACAATTGGTACAGTCTTGGTCAACGAGGATTCAATGACTACCACTGATAAAACAGAGGATGAGGCCATTTAATACTTCTCATTGTTAAGTACCAAGGGAGCGAAAACCCAAGAACGCCAGGACTGGAGAACCTTAGAACCAGAGGCAAGGAAAACCTTAGAACCTATCCAAGTAGCAACGGGATCGATCTCTGGAGAAATTTCCAGTAAGATCCAAGCAATGAAATGCTGCATTCCTTTATATTAATCGTAGATTAGTTTGGTATGTTTAGATTTACTAACCCAGTGATAAATACTAGAAAACGGATCCTTTAGCGAAACCTTCTTTATTCATAAAGGTAACAATGAAGAAAGGGCGAGGAACGGGGGGTAAGTATGGTGGACACGTATCCATGCGTCGTAGGGATAAAAGGCCCTTACATCCTAAAGTATACTGCGGAACCTATAATGATTAAGCTATTCTTAGAAATAGAATGCCTTATAGTGAACCTTTTCTACGTTATGTAGGAAAGCCAGGTTTTTATCTAACTAAACATTTCCAATATATCTAATTGATATATCTTTCCGCCGAGAAAGAGAGTGCGACTAGGGAAACCGAGTACTCTGGACTCTAACTTGCAGTAAATTCGTCATAAATGAATGATTAGATTCACCTAGGATCTTATTCACCACAAGTGAGTTTGCATACTAGCGTGATACTTTTCTGAAACATTTTCAAAAACGCATCTGAGCGTAGTACCTTATGGTAAAATCCCCGAAAGGGGTGGCTTCCATAAGAGAGTTGTGCACCAACGGGAT